GACCCGCCCGAGGGCGACAACGCGTTCTACGCCAACCTCGTCGAGGATATGCCCGCCTACGCGCGCAGTCAGCTGGGTGTAACGCTTCTCGAACTGATCGACCGCGACCGCGAGGCGCGCAAGGATCGTGACCAGCAGCAGGATGAGGGCATCAAGCGCACGGGTCTAGGCAAGGAGGCCCCGGGCGGCGCGTCCTTCGAGGGGGCCAGCCGCGTCGTCCACCCGATGCTGACCGAGGCGTGCGTGGATTTCGCCGCGCGCACCATCAAGGAAATCTTTCCCGCCGGCGGGCCGGTCAAGGACCGCATCGACGGCAAGATCGACGCTAAGAAGCTGGCCAAGGCGAAGCGCAAGACCGCGCTGATGAACTGGCAGCTGTGCGTGCAGGTCCCGGCTTTCCGCGCCGAATTGGAGCAGCTGCTGACGCAGGTGCCCCTTGGCGGCGGTCAGTATCTCAAGCTGCGCTGGGACAAGCGGCGCAACCGGCCCGACCCGCTGTTCGTCGCGATCGACGACATGCTCCTGCCCTACGCGGCGACCAGCTTCTATTCGGCGCAGCGAAAGACGCACGTGCAGTACATCACCGCGCTGGAGTACCAGCAGCGGGTGTCCAGCGGTATGTACGTCGATGTCGACTTGTCGTCGCCGAGCGGCGAGCCCGAACTCACGGCTAGCGGCGCGTCCAACGACAAGATCGAGGGGCGCACGGCGACCGGCTACAACGAGGACGGCCTGCGCACGATCTACGAGTGCCACGTGACCATGGACCTCGACTACGACGACCAGGCCGACGGCCCCGCGCCCTACATCATCTCGGTCGACGCCACGACGCACGCCGTGCTCGCTGTCTATCGCAACTGGGACATGGACGACGAGACCTGCGAGGCGCTCGAATGGTTCGTCGAGTGGCCCTTTATCCCGTGGCGCGGCGCGTACCCGATCGGCATCAGCCACATGATCGCGGGGCTGAGCGGCGCGGCGACTGGCGCGCTCCGCGCGTTGCTCGACAGCGCGCACATCCAGAACTCGGCGACGGTGCTGCGGCTCAAGAGCACGATCGGCGGCCAGAGCGTCAACGTCCAGCCGACCGAGAGCGTCGAGCTTGAGGGCGGCATGAATGTCGACGACATCCGCAAGCTGGCGATGCCGATGCCGTTCAGCCCGCCGTCGCCGGTCCTGTTCCAGCTGCTGGGCTTCGTCACCGACGCGGGCAAGTCCGTCGTCCGCACGTCGCTCGACACCATGCCCGAGACGTCACCCAATGCGCCGGTAGGCACGACGCTGGCGCACATCGAGCAGGGCCTTGTCGTCTACAGCAGCATCTTCGGGCGCATGCACGCCGCGATGGAGCGCACGCTGCGCATTCTCAACCGGCTCAACGCGCACAACCTCGACGAGGAGAAGCTCAAGCGCGACGCGGGCGAGCTTCTCGCCACCCGCGAGGATTTCGACGGCCCCCTCGACGTCGCCCCGGTCAGCGATCCGAACATCTTCTCCGAGACGCAGCGTATCGCGCAGGTCCAGACCATCGCCCAGCGCGCGGCGGCGATGCCGCAGATGTACAACCAGCGAAAGGTCGAGGAGCGCATTCTCGCCACGCTGAAAATCCCCAACGCTGACGACCTGCTCAACCCGCCGGTTGAGCCGAAGCACCAGAATGCGATCAACGAGAACGTCGCCGCCAGCCTCGGCCGCCCGATCACCGCGTTCCCGGCACAGGACCACCTGTCGCACCTCAAGGCGCACATCGCGTTCATGATCAACCCGGTGTTCGGCAGCAACCCGGCGGTCGCCCCGGCGTTGCTGCCGATCATGCTGGGCCACATCCGCGAGCACGTCTCGCTGTGGTACGCGTACTCGGTCTTCGAGATCGTCAGCCGCGAACTGGGCCGCGACCTCGGGGAGTTCATGCGCGAGATGTCCGAGGATGATGACGACGAGGACGCGGAGGACGAGGGCCGCCTGCTCGACCGCATGTTGGCTCTCGCCGGCGAGGACGTCCTGCTCGCGGGCCAGCAGCTGTTCATGGAGGCCAAGCTGCCGGAGATCATCCAGCAGGCGCAGCAGATCATGCAACAGTACCAGCCGCAGCCGATGCAGGACCCGATGCTCGCCGTGCAGACGCAGGAAATCCAGCGCAAGCAGGCCAAGGACGCGCAGGACGCGCAGATGGCGCAGGGCAAGCTGCAGATCGAGGCCGCAGGCCAGCAGCACCAGCAGCAGGTCGATCAGGCCGAACTGGCGCTCAAGCAGAACGCGCAGGCCCTCGACGCCCAGAAGCTGGCCGAGCAGCAGCGCAAGGCCAACGCCGACATCGCCGCGAAGCGCGCGATGAACGCGGAAGACAACCAGACCGCCATGACCATCGCGGCGGCCGAGATACAGTCCGGTGAGAACGTGGCGTTGTCCACCGGCACTGGCATCAACCCGGCGCCTTGAGGAGCAGGACCATGAGCTTGGAGCAGACCGAACTGGAGTGTGCAGCGGGTCGCACCGCCCCGCGCGTGTCGCTCGACGACATTAAGGCCAATATAGACACCCAGCTGTTCTTCACCGGCGCGGAAGCCGCGCAGGCGTTCGGCGCGCACGGAGCCTACCCGTCGTCGCTGCGCGTCCTGACCGTCTGCATGCTCGTGCTGCGTAACGGCTTCACGATCATCGGCAAGGCGGCCCCGGCCAGCGAGGACAACTTCGATGCCGCACTCGGTTGCAAGCTCGCCTACGAGGATGCCGTGCGGCAGGTTTGGCCCCTCATGGGCTACGAACTTCGTGAACGTCTCAACCGAGGAGAAGATTGATGGCCAAGACTACCAAGGACAACGCGGCGAGCCCGGCTCCGGGCGGCACGCCGCAGCTGAATGAGAGCAACACCCCGCGCCACAAGCTGCTAGCCATGGGCCAGACGCCGTCAGCCGGCAAGCCGACCGCCAAGGCGTGAGGATCGAAGACCTCATAGCTCTGCTGGAGCAGGAGAAAGCCAAGGTCGCCCGCGAGGCCTTGGAGGCACCACCCACGGACCGCGTCGAATACACGTTCGGCCGGTCCGTCGGGGTCTACGCGGGGTTGGAACGTGCCAAGGAGGCCATCCTCGAACTGTATCGGGATCGGGCCGACCGGGACAAGCGACTGTGAGGAGCACAACGTGCAGGACTACGCATTCAATCAGGTGATGTTCGAATACGACGGGTTGGAAGAGGCCTTCCCGCCGATCGACCCGGGCGTCCGCCCGTTTGGCAGCCGCGTGCTGGTGCAGATCAGGATGCCGAAGCGGAAGACGAAGGGAGGCATCATCCTCGACGACAGTACGCGTGACACGGAGACGTGGAACACGCAGGTTGCGAAGGTGCGCGCCATTGGCGAACTCGCCTTCCGCAACCGCAGCACTCAGGACCCGTGGCCCGAGGGCAGTTGGGTCAGCGAGGGCGATTTCGTCCGCGTGCCGAAGTACGGAGGCGATCGCTGGAGCGTCAAGACCGATGAGGGGGAGGTGATCTTCGTCCTGTTCAACGACCTTGACTTGTTGGGTGCCATCACGGGCGATCCGCTCGTGATCAAGGCATTCATTTGAAGGAGGAAGACATGGCTGACATCGAAGAGAAGAAGGACGAGGAGCTCATCCCCGTCGAGACCCCGCCGGCCGAGGAGGACAAGGCTCCCAAGGACGAGCACGACGACGATCACGAGGATGACGAGGTCGAGGACGACCGCCTTGCCGAGCACGAAGACGGCGAGGAAGACCCGCGCTCCGCGAATAACCGTCGCCGTCGCCAGCGCCGCGAGGCCCAGCGCCGGGCGCGCGAGGCGCAGGACCGCCGCATCGACGAACTGATCGCGCAGAACAAGACCCTGCAGGAGCGCGTGGGCCAGATCGAGGGCCACAGCGTCCAGTCGACCATCCACACGCTCGACGAGGGTATCCGCAAGGCGCTGGCCGACATGGAACAGGCCGAGTTGATCGAGGCCAAGGCGCTGTCCGCCAACAACGGCGAGGACGCGGTTCTGGCGCGGCGCATTCGCGACGCGGCCATGTCTCAGGCGCAGCAGCTGCAGGCGCGCAAGCAGCAGCTGGTGCAGGCGCGCGATCAAGCGCAGCAGCCGCAGGCTCCCGACGCAAACCCGATGCGGGACACATGGCTGCAGGCCAACCCGTGGTTCGGTCAGACCGGCAACGAGCGGCACACCGCTCTGGTGCGCGGCATCGACAGTGAGATCGCGGCCGAGGGCTACGACCCGAAGAGCCCCGAGTACTGGAGCGAACTGACCCAGCGGGCCAGTGCGGCCATCCGCAAGCTCGAAGGCGAACCCAAGTCGCGCGCCGCCAAGCCGGGCAACGGCGGTCCGCCGACCGGCGGGGCGAGCGAACATCCCGGCCCCCGCACCGGCCGGAACGAAATCTACGTGACACCCGAGCGCAAGCAGGCTATGATCGACGCCGGCGTCTGGGAAGACCCAGTCGCCCGCCAGAAGTATCTGAAGGCGTATCGGGACTACGACAACCAGAATGCGGCGCGCTGAACAAGGAGTGAAGCCCATGACCGATACGAACGATGAACGACTGAAGCAGGACCTGACGGTCGATGTTGTTGGTTCCCGTGAGAGCCGCCGGACCCGGGAGAGGCGCGAGGATGATCGCGCCGCCACGGAGAACCGGGAACTCACCGAGGCAGACCGACTGGCCATGTTCCGTCAGCAGCTGTTTAACGACGCACTTCCTGATCTGCCGGCGATCCCGGGCTATCATACGTGCTGGCTGACTACCACCAACTCCCGTGACCCGATCCAGCGGCGCGTCCAACTCGGCTATGAGCCGATCCGCCCCGAGGAAATCCCGGGCATGGAGTACGCGACGCTCAAGACTGGCGAATACGCCGGCCTGATCGGCGTCAACGAGATGGTCGCGTTCAAGCTGCCGCTGAGCCTCTACGAGGCGTTCATGCAGGAAGCTCACCACGACGGCCCTCGGCGCGAGGAGGAGAAAATCCGCGAGAGCATCGAACTGATGCAACAGCGCGCGGAGGCAGCCGGTGCCGCCCTGATCGAAGACGAAGGCATGACGGATATGCGTGACGACCACCCCCGGCGCGGACAGTTCCGGGGGTAAGCGCAACTCCATCAAGAGGATAGAGGACCATGTCTTCGACTTCTGCACCGTTTGGGCTCCGGCCCGCCAATCACCCGTCGGGGGTCGTTCGCACTGAGCGCATGACCATCGGCACGGGTTACGCTTCGACGATCTACCAGAACCAGCCGGTCAAGATCAGCGCGGCGGAAGATAGCTCGGAAGGCACCATCGTCGTAGCGGCGGCGGGTGACACCTTCATCGGGACCTTCCAAGGCGTCGAATGGACCGACAGCGATGGCCGCCGTCGTTTCTCCAACAAGTGGACGGCGAGCACCGCTGGCACCGACATCGTGTGCTACGTGACCATCGACCCGACCATCGTCTATGAAATCCAGAGCAACGCCGCCCTGACCATCGACATGATCGGCTCGCAGTTCGACTTCAGCGCCGCCGCCGGTGACACCACCACCGGCTTCTCCAGCCAGACGCTCGACGTGTCGTCCCGTGTGGACACCGCCGGTGCCGGCACGGCTGGCGTTCGACTGATCGGCATCACGCCGGGTGCGGACAACGCGTGGGGTGACACCTACGTCGTGGCTCGTGTCCAGATCGTCGAGCACCAGAACACCGCGACCAAGAACGCCTACTAAGGAGGGCTGAACCATGGCAAACCCGATGCGCAGCACGGATTTCCGTTCGATCGTTGAGCCCATCCTGAATGAGAGCTTCAACGGCGTCTACGACCAGCGTGCCGACGAGTGGGCGCAGGTCTTCACCGAGAGCACGGGCATCGCCCGCGCCTATCAGGAAGAGCCCGTGCTCTTCGGGATGGGTGCCGCTCCCGAACTGCCGGACGGCATGCCCGTCACGTACCAGTCGGGCGGCGTGCTCTTCATCGCTCGCTACCTCTACAAGGTCTACGGTCTCGCCTTCGCGCTGACCAAGGTCCTCGTCGAGGATGGCGACCACATCCGCATTGGCACGACCTACTCCCGCCACCTCGCCCAGTCGCTGGTCGAGACCAAGGAGACCCTGTGTGCGAACCACCTGAACCGCGCGTTCAATGGCAGCTACACCGGGGGTGACGGCAAGAGCCTGTGTGCTACCGACCACCCGATCGTCGGCGGTTCGTTCTCGAACACGCTGTCGACGGCTGCGGCTCTCTCGCAGACCTCGCTGGAGCAGCTTCTGATCCAGATCAGGAACGCGGTGGACAACAACGGCAAGCGCATCCGTCTCAAGCCGAAGCAGATCGTCACCGGCCCGAGCAACGTCTTCCAAGCGGAAGTCCTGCTCAAGTCGGCCCTGCGCGCCGGCACCGCGAACAACGACATCAACCCCGTCAAGTCGATGGGGATGCTGGACGGCGGTCAGGCGAACCTCTCGCGTATCACGTCGACCACGGCGTGGTTCGTCCAGACCGATGCGCCGGAGGGCATGAAGCTCCTCAAGCGCCGCTCGCTGGAGAAGAGCATGGAGGGCGACTTCGAGACCGACAACATGCGTTATAAGGCCACCGAGCGCTATGCGACCGGCTGGACTGACCCGCGCGCGCTGTACGGGACCGCAGGCCTCTGATCGGCCGCTGAAACCTACGCAACTCGGAACCTCCCGGCAGAGATGCCGGGAGGTTTTTTGTTGACGCATTAAGGTGGTTTAGATACTGATACGGTCATGGCTAGGACCGATCAACCACACAAACTCACCTTCGATAGTTTCGTCGCGCAAGCCTCGGACCTGTCGAACCCGGTGAATAGCAAGCACGTCGATCTCGACTACTCCAGACCAGAGACGCGCGAGGGGTGGCACGGCCGCCGTACCAAGGTGGCTATCTGGTGCAACGCCCACGCCGAGTTCTTCGTTCAACAGGCCGGGAACCACCTCAACGGGCAGGGCTGCCCCAAGTGCGGGTCTGCCCTGCGCACGTTGAAGAAAACCAAGGCAGACCCCGTAGCTGATTTCCGGCGGGTACACGGCGACGCCTACGATTACTCGCGGGTGGCTTACAGGAACGCCTACACACCTGTCGAGGTGGTCTGCCGGGATCACGGGGCCTTCAGCGTCAGGCCCAATGCGCATCTGCGCGGCTCCGGGTGTCCGCTCTGCTGGCAGGCCAGACGAAAGTCTTCGGGCGCGCAACGCAGTGCGTCTTTCCGCGACGAGTTCACCGAGAGGTCCGCGCAAGTGCATGGGGGTGCGTACACCATTGTGGTGTCTCCCGAGCACGCGCACGGAGACGCAGTGTTGGAATGCCGGAAGCATGGCGAGTTCACGCAGAAAGCGTACTCCCACCTCGCCGGTCACGGGTGCCCAACCTGCGGCAAATCGACGCCCTACGCGCAGCGCGACCTCGCGGCGTTCATCGAGGGGTTAGGCTTCGCTGTTGGGCACGATAATACCTCCGTGCTGCTGGGCCTGCACATCGACATCTGGCTGCCCGGGAAGGGCGTGGGCGTTGAATACCACGGCCAGTATTGGCACACGGAGGGCCGTGTGGGAGGCAAGCATCGCAAGAAGTGGGTAGCCGCTGAGGCGGCCGGCATCCGGCTTGTTCAGGTCTTCGATTTCGAGTGGTTGGAGCAGCGCACTATCGTGGAGGACCGCTTGCGTGCGATCCTAGGCGTCGGACCAGTAGCCTACGCCCGTAAGTGCGTCGTGCGCGAGGTGTCTGCGGCTGAAGCCCGGGTATTCCTGACCAAACACCATTTGGCGGGCCACGCACCGCGCACGGAGGTGGCCTACGGGCTGTTCATGGGTGAGCACATGGTCGCGTGCGCAGCTTTCGGCAGGGGTCGCTTCGGCAAGGATAGCGGCTGGGAGATACTCCGCTACGCGTCCGAGGGGCGGGTGCAGGGGGGTTTCAGCAAGCTGTTCAAAGCCTTCGTACGGCGGCATGCTCCTGAGCGTGTGGTGTCCTACTGCGACCTCCGCTGGGGAGATGGCCGCATGTACGGGGCGTCCGGCTTCACCCTCGATGGCATTACGTCGCCAGACTACTGGTACACTGATGCCCAGGGCACGGCGCGCGTATCGCGCTATGTGGCCCAGAAGCGGCCGCAGGGCCAGACCGAGCGCGACTGGGCGGCTGAGCACGACTACCAGAGGGTGCTTGGTGTCGGCCACCAGAGATGGGTATGGCGTCGCCCCTGATCCTGTGCTACACACTGCCTGCGTAGGTTTCAGCAGGCCCTTTGGACGTCGAACCAGAGGATGATTTACCATGGGTAACACAGTGACCCGGTTCCCGAACGGCATCACCAACGCGGCTGAGGGCTCCCTCTTCGCGGACATGGTGCAGCCGGACCCGACCAAGTTCCACGAATACTTCAACGACTTCGACAACTATACGGCCGGCGACTGGGTCGTCACCGAGACGCAGGCTGGTGCCACGCAGGCTCTCACCGCCGGTGACGGCGGCCTCCTGCTGATCACCAACACCGCTGCGGACGACGACCTCGTTGCCCTGCAGAAGACGCCGGCGGCGTTCTCCCTCACGGCGGGTAAGAAGGCCTTCTTCCGCGCCCGTTTCAAGGTGAGCGACGCGACCCAGTCGGACATCGTGATCGGCCTGCAGGTGGTTGACACCACTCCGCTTGACGTGACCGACGGCATTTACTTCCTCAAGGCGGACGGAGCGGCCACGATTGACTTCATCTGCCGGAAGAACGCCACGACGGGTTCGACCTCGGCGTCGGCGGTGGCGACCCTCGCGGATGACACCTTCATCTCGGTGGGTTTCTACTACGACGGCGTCAGCAAGGTCTACTATGCGGTCGACAGCACGGTGAAGGGTTATCTGGACGCCTCGTCCAGCTACCTGCCCGACACGGTCTGCACCGTCAGCTTCGCCCTGCAGAATGGGGAAGCGGTCGCCAAGACCATGACGGTCGACTACATCTACGCCGCGATCGAGCGGTAACCGGGACGGCCGGGGGCGACCTGCACCGCCCTCGGCCACCCTTGGAGGATAGGTATGCGACCCATCGTTCTTACGACCACCGATGCCAGCGGCGGTACGACGACGTCCAACACCGCCGTACTCGACATCTACGGCCGTCCCGAGATTTCCCTGCAGCTGGACATCACCGGGACTGCCACCTGCACGGTGCAGCAGACCCTCGACGACATCTGGGACAGCACGATCACACCGACGTGGTTCGACCACCCGGACACCAATCTGGTTGGGGCGACGGCGGACAAGCAGGGCAACTACGGCTATATCCCGCGCGCGGTTCGTTTGCGGCAGACGGCCGGGAACGGCTCGGCCAAGCTCACCATCATTCAGGCCGGCGACGCGAGGGCCTGATGTCGGGCCTCAATCGCGGCGTCTCAGGACTGGCTATAGGCACTGGCTTGCTCCCAACGGGCAGTGGTTTGTGGAACGGGTCGGCGGGCCTCGTGGACGGCGGGCCAGAGACTTTCAACCCCCTCACCCTGACCCCTTCCGCGCTGTTCGATTTCAGCGACCGCACGAAATTGTTTACCGATACCGGCATGACGACGCCGGCTGTCCAGACGGACTATGTGCGCAAGGCGCAAGACCTGAGCGGCCATGCCAATCACATGGCTCCGTCGAATGACACCCGGCGGCCCATGTCTTACGGGATGCCCACCGCAATCAGCGCGGACCTGCTCACCTTCGCCACCATGACTGGTGGAACCGGCTGGTCTTACGGGTCGGGAAAATGGACAAAGACTGCTGGCACCGCGTCAACGCTTTCTCAGGCCGTCACGTTCACGCTTCACGGGCAGTATGTCATCTTCATCGACTGCACCCGCACAGCCGGGGCGTTGACCGCGCGGTTTACGGGTGGGACGACCGTTAGCGGCTTCGCGATCAACAAGTCGAAGTCGCATGTCGAGATTTTCGTTTCGCTGACCGGCAACACGACATTTGAACTGTCTGCCGATGCCACATTTGCAGGCACCGTAACCCGCGTGGCGCTGCATGAGGTGAGCGCGTGGACCTTCGACGGCCTGCGGTTCGACGGCAGCGACAACGTCATCGCCACTCCGTCCATCAACCTGACCGGGACGCAGAAGGCGACCATCGGCATGTCGTTCGCTATGGATGATCGCACCGCGTCCATGATCCCGTGGAACCTCGGCGATTACTCGGCGAGCGTGGCCAACTCGGTTGACCGCTACGTGAACAACACGCCGAACGTGCGGGGCCGGGATGCGACGCTATCGGGCGTTGGCATCTCCTTCGACACAGATGGATGCGGATTCCGCCCGGCGCTGCGAACCGAGATCATCGAGGTTGATTTCAGTCAGGCCAGCACCGGAGCGCAGTTCAACGCGATGTATTCCGGCGTTGCGGCCAGCGAGACGACCGTGGGAGGCCCCCTGACCGTCTCTGGTCTGCCGAACGGGGCCTTTACCATAGGCGCTAGCGCCAACGGAAACGGCGACGCGCGCATGTTCGCGCACCGTGCGATCCTCATCCCCCGTCTGCTGACGGCTCAGGAGAAGGCCGACCTCGACGGGTGGTTGTCTCACGGATACCCGCGATGCGCCGCGCTGGGAGATAGCACCGTTGCCGCAGGCAAGATCACTGGTGGACTACTTGCCGACACGCGACCCGTGACCGGCTTCATGTGGGACGCTGAGTTCGGTTTTGCCGATGTCTCCAAGATCGGCGACAAGATTGCGGATCAGAAGACGCTCTGGACCGCAATTGCCGACAAGTCGAAACTGGAAGCCGTGTTCATCCAGATTGGTCTGAACGACATCAAGACCTACATCGGCGGCAACACCAAGACTTCCGCGCAGGTGATCGCCGACCTGCAAGACCTTGTTGGCACCGTCCGCGCCGCCGCACCCTCGGGATGCAAGGTCTATATCTGCGGCCTGACCCCCTGCAAGGGATGGCTGGATGCAGCGACAAATCCGACAGCCGCCTATGCCGGGTGGCAGGCGGTGAACGACGCCATCGCCGGCAACGGCGCGACGCCGGTCACGGGTGTCGATGGCCGGATCACCAGCCATGTGACTGATCTGAACGATGGCAGCGGCAATCTCGCAGCGGAGTTCAACACTGCCGGCGACCATGTTCACCCGAACAACTGGGGCCGCTGGAAGGTGGCTAGCGCATGGCGTTCGCAGCTTGTCGCCGGTGGTTTGATATAGGGGACGCGCGTGACCGACTTCCAAGAACCTCCGGCGATTGTGTGGCACTCCGAGGAGCGCTGCCCGGGTAGCGGTTGGAAGCGTTGGGCCTACCACGGCCTCAACATCGCCGACAAGGCGATCACGCACCGGATCACGACCCGTGGCCGGGCGGTGGAAGCTAACCCCGTGTGGACGCCGGTATTCGGCCGGCGCATCTCTGCGTTGGAGGCTGGGACCATGACGGCCGTGTCCAGCCTCGGCTACGAACTGGCGTTCCGCGCGCTGCGCAAGGACTGCCGGTCGTTGTCCTACTTCCAAGGCGCGGCCCTCATCGTCCAAGGCGGCGTGGTCGGCGCGAACCTGAGGTTCATCTTCTGATGAAGGGTTTCAAAAACACCACCAAGACCCGTTACAGCAAAGGCGGACCCGTCGGCGGGCCGAAGGGCGCGGCGTTTGTTGCTCAGGCCATGCGCGAATACCGCAAGCCGGGCTGCGCGTGCGGTGGCAAGCCCAAACCAAGGTGACTTGCAGGCCCGCTGGGCCTTTGGTATACCCATCCGGCGGAAATGCTTGCCTGTCTCGTGGCTTGCGGCTGGCCCCCAACATGAGAGACTGTGATGGCCTTTTCTGGCACGGTCGGACAGACCACATTTGACACGCGGAAGGTGATTGAGCACGCCATGCGGCTGTGCCGCGTTCCTGCGCAGCAGATCACGCCCGAGCACATCGCCATCGCGAAGGAGCAGCTGTTCCTCATGCTCTCGGCGTGGGCCAACGAGAACACGCCGCTCTGGTGCATCGAGAAGGTGCTGCTGCCGCTGTACGAGAACACTCCGGCGGTGACGCTTCCAGTTGGCACTGTCGACATCCTCAACGCCAACTTCCGCACCATGACGGAGGCAACCGGCACCGAGACGAGCACGGCGACCACCCACACGACCGCCCTGTCGACGGCGGCGCTGGCCACGACGCTGGGTGTCCTGTGGTCCGGCGCGTCCGTGCCACTCGCCCTCGAAAGCTCGGACGACGGGGTGACGTGGGCCACGCTGCAGTCCGAGACCCCCAGTGCGTCAGATGGAGAGTGGACTTGGTTCGATCTCGACAGCGCCAACACGGCGCTCTACTTCCGCGTGCGGGCCACCAGCGGAACCCTCGCAGTCAGCCGGTTGTATGCCGGGACGACGCCGTCGGAAATCCCTCTGGCCCGAATGAACCGGGACAGCTGGACCAGCTTTCCAAATAAGAGCCAGACCAGCAGCCGGCCGCTCCAGTACTGGTTTGACCGGCAAGTCCGCATCCCGGTTATGCACATGTGGCCCGTGCCGAACGCCGAGGCGACCACGTCGCTGCTCGTCGCGTGGCGGCACCGCCAGATCATGGACGCCGGCTCGCTGCAACAGGAGGTCGAGGTACCGCAGCGCTGGTACGACGCCACCGTCAAGGGTCTGGCCGAGCGCCTCGTCATCGAGGTGGTCGAGGCTGACATCAGCCGGCAGCCGCTGCTCGCCCAGCTGGCCGCGCAGGCCCTCTACCTCGCACGCAATGAGGAGCGGGATAGCAGCCCGATCACCATCGCGCCCAACATCGCCATGTACACGGCCTGATCCATGCCCTCGCCGCTGAAACGCATCGCCGACAAGCTCATCGAGGACTACGGTCCCGAAGTCATCGCCACCGCGCGCCGGGTGCTCGGCATGGACGCGGAGCCCGAGCAGATCGAGCGCGCGGCCAAGGTCATCACGCGTCGTGCCGACCCCGCGCAGGCCGCGAAGGCGCCAGTCAAGCGCAAGCCGGCGCTCCCGGCGCCGAAGAAGCAGCCGACCTACGCCCTGCCGCCGCCGAAGGGATACAAGCACCCGGTTCGCGAGGGTTGGTCTGTGCAGGATCGCGGCGAGCACGCGCCACTGCGCTATCAGGTTGTGAGGCCCGGGGGCGAGGCATATCGGTCCCCGACACAGGACGAACGGCAGGCGTGGAACATGGCCTCCAACGCGGCGAACGCGGGAAGCAATTTGTTCAAGCCGCGCGGAGGCCAGTGGTTCCCAGACGCGCGGCTAGGAACAGGCGCCTATGGCCGGAGCATCAACAACTCCCCGGAGGCCTTCGCGCGTCGTCTCGCCGAGGACCAAGGGCTCATCGACACCAACCCCCTTCGGGACGAGCCGCCGGCCGACGTCAAGGCTGTTCAGGACTGGTGGCTCCGCGCGGTGCCCAAGTACCTCAAGAACGACATGGCGACCGAGACCGACCCCCTTCGGGAACTCGCGGCGCGCAACCTGCTGCACATCCCCGACCTCGACCCGGAACAATGGACGCGGATGGCCAATAGCTCCCTGCTGGAAGACCCCATCGGGTATTACACCGTGCCGCCGCACGCGAACAACCCGGACGAGATGTGGGGTGGTGAGGAGATGCGCGGCGCGCTGAGCCAAGCCGCGCCGTGGCTGGCCAAGCAGCCGGTGACAGACTCGCTGTTCGGCATCGAGCGCTTCGCAGACGGCAACCTTGAGTTCGACCACGTGCTCGACGAGGTCCGCAACGCCCTCGATCCCGACTCCGGCTTCCCTGAAGACCTCGCGCTCCGGCCCGAGAGCCTGCAGCGTATGAGCTTCCCGCAAGCCGTCGAGCGCGTCGGCCGCATCAACCAGTGGCGTGTCAAGCGCATGGAGGACGAGGCTCTCGCCAAGATGGTGGACAACCCGGCGATCCACACCTTCAAGGAGTACCCGGACGCCGGGTTCCGCTGGGTGGAGATGAAACCGCCGGGCACCGACAACGCGCCGCCAGACGCGCTGGCCGAGGCCCTCAAGGCTGAGGGTGACGCCATGGGGCACTGCGTCGGCGGCTACTGCCCCGACGTGGAAGAGGGACGCAGCCGCATCTTCTCTTTGCGGGATGCCAAGGGCAACCCGCACGTGACGATTGAGACGTCTCCTCAGCGCTTTGTGTTCTCGGACGTGGTCAAGGCCGTGGGGCAGCAGCGCGCGGACGAACTCTACAACCAAGGGTTGTCACTAGAGAATATGGCGGCTTTGGCCGGGATGGATCGCGGCGAAGACATCATCCAGATCAAGGGCAAGCAGAACCGCAAGCCGGTCGACGACTACCTGCCGTACGTGCAGGACTTCGTGAAGAGCGGTACGTGGGGTGACATCGGGGACTTCGGGAACACCGATCTCGTGAAGCTGCCAGATGGGCGGTATATCACGCTGGGTCAGCTGGATGAAGGTCTGGCTAAGCGCTTTGGCGATGCGGATGACACGAAGCGCAGCTACTTCAAACAGTACGGTAGCCGCCCGGAAGAGTGGGAACAGTACTCGCCTTATTTCGAAGGCTTCGCCGTCGGCGGCCGGGTCTCGGCCGACCGCTGCTTTTCCCGCAACCCCATGGCAGTGAGGCGCTGATGCCCCGGTACCTGAACACCCTCGGACGCTCGACGCTGGCCATCGGTATCTGTGATCGCTGCAAGATGAAGTTCTCGCTCGAAGACCTGCAGGACGACCCCAACGTCCCGGGCCTGAAGGTGTGCGCCAAGGACCGCGACCAGTTCGACCCGTGGCGCTTGCCCGCCCGGCAGACGGAAAACATCACCCTGCGCTTCGCGCGCCCCGATGAGCCCCTGACCAGCAACCCGGCAGGCACCATCACCGAGGACGGCGACGCGTTCATCATTACCGAGGACGGTGAGGGGTACATCCTGCCATGACGACAATCCCCAGCAACCTCATCCCGACGCGGATCACGGAGCTTCCCGAGTATGGCGGATCGGACGCCTCCGGCCTCATTTCCTATGTGCTCGGCGGCCGGACCTATCGCGCGCAGCTGAGCAATCTCCTGCCCGCAGGCTCCGGCACTGTGACCAGCGTCGACGTGTCAGGAGGGACCACCGGACTGTCGTTCAGTGGTGGTCCTGTCACCTCGTCAGGCACCCTAACGGCCGCCGGCACCCTCGCGGTGGCCAACGGGGGTACAGGGGCAACCACGGCAGGCACGGCGCGACTGGCTCTTCTGCCGGACGTAACGGCTAACGCGGGCAAGGTCCTCGTGGTCAACGCAGGGGCGACTGATGTCGAGTGGGCGTCCAAGGGTACGGTGACCAGTATCGACGCGTCTGGCGGCACCACCGGCCTGTCGTTCAGCGGTGGCCCAGTCACCACTAGCGGAACCCTCACTCTGGCGGGCACCCTCGCGATCGCGAATGGCGGTACCGGATCAACCACGGCGGCCACCGCGCGTGTCGCACTGCTCCCGACAGTTGCTGCGAACGCGGGCAAGGTTCTCGCGGTCAACGCCGGGGCGACGGACGTCGAGTGGATTTCGACAGGTGGCGCGGGCACCGTGACCAGCGTCAATGCGTCGGGCGGCACGACGGGTCTGTCCTTCAGCGGTGGCCCAGTCACCACTAGCGGCACGTTGACGCTCTCCGGTACTCTGGCAGTCGCCAATGGCGGCACCGGGCAGACCAGCTATACAGACGGCCAGCTGCTGATTGGTAATTCAGCCGGGAGCACCCTTAACAAGGCCACCCTCACCGCCGGGTCAAACGTGAGCATCGTCAATGGCGCGGGGTCCATCACCATCTCCGCGTCAGCCCCGGCGGTGTCCGACGGCGACAAGGGCGACATCACGGTCTCGTCCTCGGGCACAGTCTGGACCGTAGACAACAGCGCGATAACCTACGCCAAAATCCAGAACGTCAGCGCCACGGACAAGGTGCTCGGACGCTCGACGGCAGGTGCGGGCGTGATCGAGGAAATCACCTGCACGTCGGCTGGCCGCAGCCTCATCGCCGGGGCAAGCGCCTCGGCGCAGCGCACGACGCTCGGTCTGGCTATCGGTTCGGACGTGCAGGCTTATTCTGCCAACCTAGACGCGGTAACCACCAGTGGGGCGCTGCTGCAGGGTGTCCACACACTGTACGCGACCTACAGCGACATAGTGCCGCGCACCACGAGTGGCCCGGCGGCGGGCACGACGGAGAGTGGCACCAACAAGGTCATGCTCAAGACCCTCGACTACGACGCCACCACGGCGGAGTACGCGCAGGTAACCATCCCCATGCCCAAGTCATGGAACGAAGGCACGATTACCGTCCAGTTCATCTGGACCGCCTTGGGTTCAGGCAACGTGGTGTGGTCCGCCCAAGCGCTGTCTGTCAGCGACGGTGATAGCGTCGATACCGCCTTCGGCACCGCGCAAAGCGTCACCGACAGCGTCAGCTACCCGGGTTCAGGCAACGGCATCGTCCAACAGAGCGCCTTCACGTCAGCCATCACAGTGAGTGGCTCGCCTGCGGCTGAAGACGTGGTCATCATTCAGGTTTACCGGGACGCCGCGAACGGCAGCGATACTCTCGCTGCTGACGCCAAGCTGATCGCCGTCCGGGTCAAGTACACGCTGAACGCCGGGAACGACAGCTAAGACAGGGGGTCGCATATCATGCCGCTACAGAAGCAGATTTCGCACGAGGACATCGCTGATCGGCTGGAGCGCGGGGAGGCCCGGTTCTCGTGCATCGAGGGCAAGCTCAACGACATTTTCGAGGGTATCAAGCACTTGTCTGAGACCGTCGAACCCCTGCGCGATGACGTCTCCACCATCAAGGAGATGGCCAGCGGTTGGAAGGCGCTCAATACCATCGGCCGCTTCTTCAGCTGGATCGGCAAGCTCGGAGCGGGCGTGGCGCTCATCTATGCGGCGGCAGCCGTCGCGCTCAAGGCGGCGCTGTGGGAGCACCTGCGGTGATCGACATTCTCAAGAAAAGCTGGACCGTGCGCGTCAACGCGCTGGCCACCACCGTCATGGCGTTCATCGCCTACCTTCCGTTCGACCCGGTGCTGATGCTCGGCGTCTGGAACATGATGCCAGCCGCCGTGCAGCGGGTGGCCCCCGAGACCGCCGTGGGCGTGATCGGCGCAATCCTTTTCATTCTGTCGCTGGCGGCTCGTCTGCGACCGAAGGGAGGCCAGTGATGGCCCTGCTGGACTTCTTCCGTTCGCGGCCCGACGGGCGCGCCGGGCCTATGGTGGATAGCCCGCCGCCAATGATGCCGCCCGGAATGAAGCGGCTGACGGCGCTGGTCGGGGCAGCGGCGCTGGGCATGGTGGCCGTGGTGGGTGGCTTCGAGGGTAAATCGAACGACCCCTACCTCGACATCGTGAAAGTGCCCACGGTCTGCTACGGCGAGACGCGCGTCGAAATGCGGCGCTACTCCGACGCCGAGTGCAACGACATGCTCGCCGATGGGCTCGCCGACTTCGCCGAGCCGGTGCTGCGGCGCAACCCGGAACTCAAGGGACATGACGCCCAACTGCTCGCCGCGACCAGCCTTGCCTACAACATCGGCGTGCGCGCTTACGAGCGATCAACCGTTGCCAAGCGGTTCTCTGCCGGCGACTGGCGCGGGGCTTGCGATGCCTTCATGGCGTGGAACCGCGCTGGGGGGCGAGAGGTGCTGGGTCTGACCAAGCGTCGCGCCAAGGAGCGCGCCATCTGCCTGAGGGGGCTGTGATGCTACCTCTCGCCGTCCCCGCCCTTCGGAGCCTGCCGTGGCGCTGGATCGGCGTCGGCTCGCTCGCACTGGCCGCCGCGTTCGGCTGGTGGCGCGCGGGCGTGTGGCACGACATCGCCGACAAGCGCGCCGAGACGATCGTCGTTCAGGAAAAAGCCTACGAGGCCGCGCAGGCCGCCGCGCACGTTCGCGCTGCGATCGCCCGCATCCAGACGGAGAACTCCTATGCTCAAGCCGCCCGTGCCGCAGATCGTTCCCGCGAAGCGAACGTCGCTCTACGTCGCGCTGCTGACCGCTATGCTCGCGCTCACAGCCTGCGAGCCCAAGCCTCTCAAGGTGGTGCCGGACCAGCCGTTGCCGCCGGCGAAGGTGGTCCTTCCAAGGGTGGTGACGGACCCAGTCCCGCTGCCGAGCTTCTGGCAATCAGTCGGAACGACTTCGAAATCCTCGTCGAAAACTCCATCCGACTGAGGCGGGTACAAGAGTGGGGCGACGACCTCGTCCAGCGCAAGCTGGCTATCCCCGAAGTGGAGTTCGGCAAGCTCGACCCTGAAACAACGCCGTGATATAGGTGCGCCGATGAGCACGACCATGACCTTCGACAGCCTCAAGGACGACGTCAGGCGCTATCTGGAGCGCGGGTCGACCCTCGCGGCGGACCCGATTGTCTACGAGCAAATCCCGAGGCTCATCAACCTCGCCGAGCGGCGCATCTCGACCGAACTGAAGATCGAAGGCCTCATCGACGTCGTGACCACCACTTTCTCCGCAGGCATATCCGTCTACGCCAAACCGGACCGCTGGCGCGACACCATCTCGATCAACGTCCAGCTGCCGTCTGGCAGCCGGAAAACTATCCAGACCCGTGGCTACGAGTTCCTCCGCGAGTACTGGCCGAACAGCGACGAGAGCGGCGAGCCCGAGTACTACGCCGACTACAACTACACCCACTGGCTCCTCGCCCCGACGCCCGACGTCAGCTACCCGGCTGAGATCAGGTACCACCAGCTTGCTCCGCTTCTCAGCGACAGCGTGCAAACGAACTGGATCACTCAGTACGTGCCGCAGTTGCTGCTCTACGCGACGCTGCTTGAGGCGTCGCCGTTCCTGAAGAACGACGAGCGCATTGCCACGTGGCAGTCCATGTACGACCGCGCCGCCGCCATGGTGAACGGCGAAGACCTGTCCCGCATCATCGACCGCGCGTCGGTTCGCAAGGAGGCGTAATTGCCCAGTTTCACTGAAATCTTCGGCGGCAACACGATCAACCCCTCGCAGGTCTCCTACGTCCGGTTGAGCCTCGACGCCGACACCACGCTGACGTGGCCGCTGGAGGCTCAGGTCGGCGACGTCGTGGCCGCGTCGATAATCGACATCGTGACCTCGGGTATCTACTCCGTCACGCTGCCGGACGCTCGCCTCGTCAGCACCGGCACACTGATCCTGTTCAACTGCCTCGGCCCCGACAGCGTCACTGTCCTCAACGCCGTCGGCGACGCGGTCCTGACGTTGACCCCGGGTAGCGTCTGGGCGGCATACCTGAACGACAACACCAGCCAACAGGGCAGCTGGCGGGCCTTCCACTTCGGTGCGGCCACCGCGCAGGCTCAGGCCTCGGCGCTCGCCGGCGCGGGCCTCATGGCCGACGGCGCGACGCTCGCGCAGAACCTCACCATGTCAACGATCGCCTCGGGTCCCTACACGATTGGCGCATCGGAGCGGGCGCAGGGGTTCATCTGGGAAGGCGCGCTGGGTACGTTCAACCTGCCGTCTGCCTCGGCCGTCGGCGGTGGTTGGTTCGTCCACACGCGCAACGGAGGCACGGGCGACCTGACCATCGACCCGTCGGGCTCGGAGACGATCAACGGCGACAGCACGCTGCGCCTCTCGCCGGGCGATAGCGCCATTATCGTTACTGACGGCACGGACTGGTGGACGATCGGCCTTGGCCAGCAGGCCATCTTCGCGTTCGACTACACCGCGATCAGCCTTAACGGCCTCGGCAACGCCATGACGCCGACGGACTACACGCTGACCGGGTCAGAACTCAACCGCATTGTTTACAAGTTCACCGGCACGTTGGCTGGTGATATGGAAGTCATCGTCCCGGCGACCGTGCAGCAATACTGGTTCGACAACTCGACCACGGGCGGCTCCTACACAGTGTCGATCAAGGCGGCGGGCAGCGCGACCATCATCGGCGTCCCGCGCGGCCAGCGTGGCATCTACTACTGCGATGGCACGCAGGTCATCAAGGCGGACACCACGTCGGGCGTCCCGGTGCCGCTGACCATCGCCGAGGGCGGTACCAGCGCCACCTCCGCGCCCAATGCTCGCACCAACCTTGGCGCGGCAGCCAGCGGAGCGAATAGCGACATCACCAGCCTATCCGCCCTGTCGACGCCGCTCTCAGTCGGGCAGGGCGGCACTGGCGCGGCTCTCACCCCGACGGCGGGCACCGTGGCCTACGCGAACGGCACTGGCCTCGCGCTTACGGCCGCAGGCATTGCTGGGCAGGTGCTGCAGTCCAACGGGGCTTCGCCGCCGTCGTGGGCCACCCTCGCGGGTGCGGGCACTGTGACCAGCGTCAACGCGTCTGGCGGCACGACGGGCTTGTCCTTCAGTGGAGGCCCAATTACCTCCAGCGGCACGCTGACGCTTGCGGGCACCCTCGCCGTCGCCAACGGCGGCACTGGTGCTACCACGGCCGCCGCCGCACGTCTCGCCCTCCTGCCGTCCATCGTCGGCAAGGCCAATCAGGTACTCGCGGTCAACACCGGCGCGACGGACGTCGAGTGGGTTGTGGGTGGCGGCGGCAGCGGTGTGTCCTCGTTCTCGGCAGGCACGACGGGCCTCACGCCGAACACGGCGACCACAGGCGCGGTGACCCTCGCAGGTACCCTCGCAATCGCGAATGGCGGCACCGGATCGACCACGGCGGCTGGTGCGCGAGGCATGCTGCAGGCGGCGAAGAACTCCGACAACACGGACATCATCTCAATCGCCGGGCTCAACAGCGGTTCCGCTGCCGCGCCGACGATCTCGTTCGCCTCCGAGACCACGACGGGCTTCTTCCGCAACGGCACGGCCAAGATCGGCTTCGCGGGCAACGGCATCCGCAGCGGCAGCCTCAGTTCCTCGGACAGCGACGCGGTCGTGTTCGGTCCAACCAACACGGCCGCGACGGGCAACTACAATGTCGCCATCGGCACGGACGCCGGCGACAGTTTCACAGGCACCACCCTCGCGGGCAACGTCTTCGTCGGCTATCAGGCCGGAGCCTCGGCGGTGAGCAGCACGCAGGGCACGTACCTCGGGCGCGCAGCTGGTGCATCGGCAACCGGCAACAGCAACACCTGCGTGGGCTACAATGCGGGCGGCAACCTCACGACAGGAGCGAACAACACGCTCATCGGCAACGGCGCGTCCGCGTCGTCGGCCACGGTGTCGAACGAGATCACCCTTGGCAACACCTCGGTGGCCACGTTGCGGTGTCAGGTTGCGCTGACCGTCCTCTCGGATGCCCGTGACAAGGCGCAGGTGACCGATTTCACCGACGGTCTGGGCCTCATCACCCGCCTGCGCCCGGTGCGCTTCACGTGGGCTCCACGAGACGGCGGCCGGGCCGGCGTACGCGACACCGGCTTCCTTGCGCAGGACCTCCTGCTCGCGCAGGACATCTCGGGCGTCCGCGTCCCGGGCCTCGTCAACAGCAACAATCCCGAGCGCCTTGAGGTCACTCACGAGAAGCTCATCCCGGTGCTCGTCGACGCGGTTCGCGAACTGAGCGAGCGCGTTAAGGTGTTGGAGGCGATGCTCAGCGATGGCCGCTAGTCAACCCATCCGCATTATCTCCGAACCGGGCATCAAACGCGACGGCACGGTGTTTGAGGGGGGCAACTACATCAACGGCCTGTGGTGCCGGTTCCAGCGCGGCCTCCCACGCAAGATGGGCGGGTACAGGGCCATAAGCCGCTATCTTGCGGGCATCGCCCGGGCCTTCATCGGCTACACCCGGGACACGCAGACTTACGTCCACGCGGGGTCCACGAATGCAGTCGAACGCTTCATCGTCGACGGCAACGGCAACACCTCGGTCATCTCGGACCGGACGCCAGTGGCGCTGACCGCAGATGACAGCAACATGTGGCAGTTCGATACCATCGTGAATTCGGGATCGACCACGAACACGCTAATCGCGCAGGTTGCTCCGAACTTGAACTGCATCTGCAACTCGCTCGGCGGCGAACTGTACGTCGGCGACTTGTTCGGCACTTCGGCGTTGACCGCCGTTACCACGGTTCCCGCGAACTGGGACTGTACCGGCGGTGTCGTCACCTTGCACCCCTACGTCATGGCGTTTGGCCAGAACGGCTACGTCGCGTGGAGCGTGCCGGGGAACCCCGCAGATTTCACAGGCGCGGGTGCAGGCAACGCTTACGTCACGGGGCAGAAGATCATCCGGGGCATGCCCCTGCGCGGCGGCCCGGGCAGCACGCCGTCGGGCCTGCTGTGGTCGGTGAACAGCCTCA